CCCAACCTCTACGGCGCCAACCCTTACGGCGCCAACCTTTCCGGCGCCAACCTTTCCGGCGCCAACCTTTACGGCGCCAACCTTTCCGGCGCCGACCTTTACGGCGCCAACCTTTCCGGCGCCGACCTTTCCGGCGCCAACCTTTCCGGCGCCAACCTTTACGGCGCCAACCTTTCCGGCGCCAACCTTTACGGCGCCAACCTTTCCGGCGCCGACCTTTACGGTGCCGACCTTTACGGTGCCAACCTTTACGGCGCCGACCTTTACGGTGCCAACCTTTACGGTGCAAAAGACGCTGATCTTGTAATCGCCAGAACGAGAATTCTCCCCGAAGGTGAGCTGATCGGATGGAAAAAATGTAACAACGGAATCATCGCTAAGCTAAAAATCCCATCAGACGCAAAACGCTCTCACGCTTTCGGCAGAAAATGCAGGGCCGAATTTGTTGATGTGCTGGAAGTTATCGGCTCCCAAACCGGCATCACCACTAATCATGGGCCAGTGACAGAATACATCGCCGGCCAGAGAGTCACAGCAGACGCTTGGGACGAGAATTTCCAAAACGAATGCTCTAACGGAATTCACTTTTTCATCACGCGCCTTGAGGCGGAAAATTATTAAGTGAATGACCGCTGCTGCATCTGTGATGAAAAGATCGCCCCCTTTCTCATCGAGGATAAGCGCTACTGCGCGGAGCATTGGAGGGGGACGGGGCATTTTTTGGGGATTAAGTTAAACGAACGGAATGAGGTGATGGAAGATGACGCGCCTAGGAAGACCGAAGATCGACTTAACCGGAAAGAAGATTGGCGATCTGATTGTGCTTAAAGAACACGGGATCAGCAAGTCTGGCAACGTATTATGGCAATGTAAGTGCATTTGTGGTGCGCGCATCGTGAAAGCTGGCGGAGATTTACGCAAATTCCAAAAGAATACCTCCGGTTATCTCAGCATTTCCTGTGGTTGCGTTGGAGAACAAAATAAAATTAATGCGTCAATTACTCACGGCATGAGGATGTCCCCCACCTATTCTAGCTGGATGTCTATGAAAGACAGGTGCCTCAACCCAAAAAGCAAAGACTTTCATGGATGGGGAGCAAGAGGCATCACAGTTTGCGATAGATGGATGTCATTCGAGAATTTCATTAAGGATATGGGAATAAAACCGAAAGGAACCAGCATTGACAGAATCAACAATGACGGCAATTACGAGCCTAGCAATTGCAGATGGGCTACGCCTACTCAACAGGCGAATAATCGCAGAACTTCAAAAAAAGCAGCTTAAACATGACTGAATTTGCACACAAAAATAGGATTGTAGACGGAGCTATGGATTTTTCTTCTTCTTCAGAGCCGTCCGTACAGGCGCTTCTCAACCAGTTAATTAACACGGCTCTTGAAGGAAAACAGGCCCAGCAACCGCCAAGAGATTACGTCGGAGGATCACGCCTCGGAGTTGAATGCCTGCGCGCGCTCTTCTATGAATACACCAACACGCCAAAGGATGAGGGCAAGGACTTTCCCGGCAAAATCCTCAGACGCTTCCGCATGGGGCATTGGTGCGAAGAAGAGGTGGCTTACTTCCTCCGAGGCGCCGGGTTTGATCTGCGCGTCGCCAAATCAAACGGCGAACAGTACGGCTTCGCCGTAGCGAAGGGGAAGATCGCCGGCCACATCGACGGTGTTCTCTTGTCTGGCCCTCTTCAAGCCTTTACCTACCCTGCCCTATGGGAAAACAAGGTGATGAACAACAAGAAGTGGAAGGAGTGCGACAGCAAAGGCGTCCGAAAATCTCACCCCGTCTATTACTACCAGATGCAGACCTACTGCGCATACATGCAGTTACCGTTCTGGGTGTTCACCGCCTACAACTCGGACACCTCTGACATCCTGACGCAGTACGGGCCGGCAGATATGGAAGCCGCGCAGTGGGCGTCTGATCGCGGCGTGCAGGTTATCACGGCACAGGACGCTCAGGCATTGCCGCGTCTCACCAAAGATGAAAACGATGTGCGTTGCAAAGATTGGTGCGCTTATTACCAGAGGTGTTGGAGGAAAACCGCATGAGCCTGTCTTGCGAGTGCGGTGAATGGGACGACGCAGATTGGTATTACGACAATACCAGCGACTACAAACCGCTCGACACAAAACGCCGCAGGCGGTGTTGTAGCTGCAAGTCGATGATAAACATCGGTGCGTTATGTGTTGAATCAATGCGCTTCCGGAATCCTGGTTACGACACCATCGAGGAAAAGATTTTTGGTGAGGACGGTCAGATATGGCTGGCTTCGCACTACCTATGCGAAACCTGCGCCGACCTCTATTTCTCGCTAGAAGCACTCGGGTACTGCGTATCTCCAGGAGAGGATCAGCGCGAGTTGGTGAAGGAATACGCCGACATGAAGGTGACGGAAGCACGGCAGAAAAGCCATGTATCGGTATGAGTATTCATATAATTCAATGGCGCAACCAAGCATGGCGCATCCGCGAACAGCAAATAGAGCATTGCCTTCGCCGCGTCGGCAAGGGTATGACGACTAAAAAAGACGAACAGCTAATGAGAGAAATGCTGCGCAACCTTTTAATTAGGTCGCAGTCTTTTAATTAGATAAGGATGCTATATGCGAAAACTTGAAGATAAAAAATATGTCGAAATATCCTGCGAAATCAGGCACAAGACGGACAAGGCGGTGCTCATCCATGACGGCGCGACTGAGGCATGGATTCCATTTTCGCAAATTGAAAGCCCAGATCAGGACGAAATGGAAATTGGAGAACAAACGGAATTGATGATGACAGAATGGATTGCCACAGAAAAAGGACTGATATGACAATCACCCTCGACAACCTCCGCTGGCAAGACCGCTTCAAGATTGAACGTATCTTGGGGCAACTAAAGGACGGCGTAGCCGTGGCGATCTTCCTGCTGGACGGCACCTGGAAGGGGGAGGCGATTCAGGAGAGCGGTGCAAATCAAAAAAACAGAGTGCGCTACAGCCGATCATGCGTTCTGAGTGAAAACCGCACGCAGGATCTGATTGGCGTCTACTGCGTTGACGAAAACAATTCGCTGCAACACCTGGAGCGGATCATTTTGAAGGATTTGTCGGACTACAAAGCCCTGGCGCTGAAGAACGTGCGGTGAATGTTTACCTGGTTCTTTTTACGGTGCTGTTAATTATCCTGCTGCGGTTGCGGTGGGAAGAGACTAACGGAGAGTGATGAGATGAGCGAAGAAAGAGCATTGCGGCACAACACAGGCAAGCCTCCGCTGTATTACTTGCTGACCTTCCCCGAGGCGATGCGCGGTGTGGCGCGCGTGAGCGCCTACGGTGAAGCGAAGTATGCGCGCTTCAACTACCTCAAAGGGGCGCCGGCCTCTGAGTCCATCAGTTGCCTGATGCGTCACTTGCTGGCATGGTACAACGGCGAGGATGTGGACCCCGAATCAGGGTTGAATCATCTGGATGCCGTGTCATGGAACGCGCTGCGCTTGACCGATGAGTTGACGCGACGGCCGGAGCTGGATGACAGGCCGAACAGGGCTGCGTCACCGACACAAGACAGAGACGGCGAGGGAGATTGTGACACCTGCAAGCATCATGAATTGCATGCGAGAGAAATTCCATGCAATCACTGCGCCGTGATTGAAAATGGTCCCGTTCCGCAATGGACACCACGCACATGATCCACCGCCAAGGCGAATGGCTCTACACGAACTCGGGCAAACACTTCTACCCGTTCGACCCGCACGAAGACGATATCTGCATTGAAGATATTGCGCATCACCTGGCGCACATATGCCGTTATACTGGCGCGTGCGATCAGCACTACTCCGTGGCGCAACACAGCATCCATGTGTCCAAGCTGGTGTTGCCAGCGAACGCCATGTGGGGGTTGCTGCATGACGCGCCAGAAGCGTACGTGAACGACTTGGCGCGGCCGTATAAACGCGGCATCCCGATCGTATCGGAGATTGAAGATCGCATCATGCAAGTCATCGCTAAAAAGTACGGGCTCTGCTGGCCGATGCCAGAAGACGTTCACCACATTGATCACCACATCGTGCATGACGAGGCGAAGCGGTTGTTCAGGCATCCGCCAGAGTGGATAAATCAGTTCAGGAGTTTTGATTTGCACGTCTCGCCGTGGCCGGCGGCGGTGGCGAAGAACAGGTTTTTGGATCGGTTTAAGGAGTTGACTCTGCCATGATCACAGACCACGAAGCGCGGAAGTTGGCGGAGGAAAAAGATCACCCCTTCCAAACGGTGCGGGAAAGAGAACTCGCCCGCCGCCTCAAGGAAGCCGAAGCGAGAGAGGCGGTGATGGTGGAGGCGCTTAAAGAAATAAGAGGCGTATCTTGTGGTGAAACTGACGTTCCTGAGTTGGATGTGTATTCCGCTACTGATACGGATGCTCTGGCATGGGTATTCCACAAATCTGAAGAAATCCTCTCCCTCGCCTCCCCTCGGGCGAAGCAGATATTGGCGGATACGGAGCGGTATCAAAACGGTCTCCGTGCGCAGAAAGAAGGCCCCTGAACTGAAACTCTACCTCTTCGGCCCCTACCTCTTCATCATCGCCTTCGGCTACATGATGGGGAACTATCTGTGCCAACCTGACGAGACGCCGCCGGCTCCCACCATTGAACAGATACAGGCGCCGGCTGTATGACACTGATGGACTTCTCCACCGCCCCCATCAACGCCCCCTCATCAGAGCATGAGGATGATTTGCCACGCATCAGACAGTACCTGGAAGACACCCTCGAAACATGGGTGCCGCGGGTGCTGCCTGGCGCCAAATTAAACGGCGGCAATTTTCGCGCCGGCAACCTCCAAGGCCAGCCAGGAAATTCATTGGTGATACGGCTGACCGGATCTGACCGCGGCCTATGGATTGATCATGCGACCGGGGAGAAGGGGGATGTGTTCACTCTCATTCAATCCGCCCTCAACACGGATTTCCTTGGCGCCCTCGAGATAGCGCGCGACATGGCGCACATCCCGATGCGTAAAGTCACGCCTGCGATGTTGAAAATGTCGGATGAGAACAAAGAACGGTACACCAGGGAGCAGATGGGCCAGATCATCCGCGAACTGTGGCCCACCATCCGAGAGAGCCCGGTTGCCCACTATCTGCACGCCAGGGGGCTTTCGTGCATCTATGGCAGCACCATTTACCCATACGCCGATTTGAAATATCACCCTCAACTGCTGCACTTCCTCACGAAAACAAAGTGGCCCTCAATGGTTGCGCTGGTACGGGATGTTGAAGGTACAATCATCGGCCTACACCGAACCTACATAAACCCTACGACGTTCAACAAAGCCGACGTGGAGCCGAACAAAATGATGCTCGGGAAGTGCCGTGGCGGGGCGGTGCGTTTAGCGCCACCCACATCTCTCCTGGGGGTTTCAGAAGGCATCGAGACTGGCCTGGCTGCCATGCAGCTCACCAACGTCCCTGTGTGGGCCGCGCTCTCTACCACTGGCATGCGCAATATCGTAATTCCACCGCGAATAAATGATGTGGTGATTTTTGCGGATGCGGGGAGGCCCGGAGAAGAGGCGGCGCAGGACTTGGCGCGGCGTCTCGTATCAGAAAATAGAAGGGCGCGCATTGTGCGGCCTAAGTATGGGGATGATTTCAATGACGACTTACGACAGGCCGGGGTATGACGCCTTGTGGTTGTGGTTTGGGTTGAGCCGAAGCAGCTTTCTCACCATTCCGCGCGTGCTGATGCACGACATGCCTGATGAGTGGCAGGCGAAGATGGCTGATTTGCTTCATGAGTATGACGAAACTTACACCGAATGGCCTGTCGGTATGGGCTCGCGCGTACAAATAACCGTGCATGGAAAACTGATCGCTACGCCGACTTGGCTGATCAACTATCGCTATCCGGATTATGCGGTGATCAAAGCCTTACGCGGATGTAAATGCTCTGATGAATACATCTGCCCCTCTTGCCTGGACAAATTGATGAAGGAGCTTTCTGAATGTTCACCGTCTACCTCGTCTGCGACGAAACGCCCCGCATCAAGCTCGGACGCTACGCCGTCAAATCCCACCACGACGCCAACGACCGCGCCCGTAAACAGCACGAACGGATCTTCGTGAAGCTCGCCACGGGGCAGTGGAAGGTCGAGACATTGGATGAGCAGACGGGGGAAGTGCAGGTTTGGGGGACGGTGTGATGAGACTCGTAATTATCGAAAGCCCGTATGCGGGAGACATTGAAGTCAACGTGGAATATGCCCGCGCCTGCGTGCGCGACAGCTTGCTGCGTGGCGAAGCGCCGATCGCCAGCCACTTGCTGTATACCCAGCCAGGCGTCCTACGAGACGAGATACCTGAAGAACGCCGGCACGGCATTGATGCTGGTTTGGCGTGGAGAAAGGTTGCCGAGGCCAGCGTTGTCTATACAGACAGAGGTATCACATCAGGCATGAAATACGGGATTGCTGCTGCGGAAGCGGCTGGGATTGCGGTGGAATACAGGAGCCTGAAATGAGTTTCACCGATAACACCACTGGAAAATTTGAATGGGGCACGCCGCAAAGATTCTTTGATGAGCTGAATCGTGAGTTTGGTTTTACCTTGGATGTGTGTGCCACGCAGGAGAACGCAAAATGTCAGAAATTCTTCGATCAAAAAGCGGACGGGCTCAAGCAAGATTGGTCGGGAGAAGTCTGCTGGATGAATCCCCCTTATGGTCACGTCATCGGTACTTGGCTCAAGAAAGCATACGAGAGCCGTGCGACTGTAGTGTGCCTTGTGCCGTCCCGAACAGACAACAAGTGGTGGCATCAGTGGGTAATGATGGCCGACGAGATACGGTTCGTCAAAGGACGGCTACGGTTTCATGGTGCCGGGGGTGATGCAAAGTTTCCTTCGGCGGTGGTGATATTTCGTAGCAGATCATAATGGCTGATGACCTCGACACCCTCCTGGCCAAATACGCGCCAGAAGAAGTCAAAAGAAAAACCTTCCAAGAGCTGCTTGAAGCCGCCGAAGGCTTCACGCCTGACTACGACCCCCCAACACTCACCGCCTGGTGTAAGGACGTAGCCTTATCACGCGCTGACCTCGCCGCGGAGTCGCGCCTGATCAGGGAGATGAAGAAGCGCACAAAGGTTTCCGCGCAAGAGTTACGGCAAATGTTGAGTAGACAGAAAGGGAAGCACACTTCATCAGATGAGGATTTTGGGCGGCTGTTGTGCATCGCCACCCTGGAGCGCCATTTTGAGAAAGGGGCGCACATCCGGCGCATCGCCGGGGATTATCTGATCTTCACCGGCAAGCTGTGGGAGCGCCGCACGGAAGACCAGCTCGCCTGGTACGTCAACAGCACGCTGTTGGAGCTGCCCAACCCTGACGGCGCCGGCCATTCTGCTGCTATTGCGCAAGCCATGAACCTGCTGCGCGCCGTGTGCTCACCCCCCGATGATCCTTTCTCCCTGATCAAGGAGCCTCCGAACATCATCAACACGCAGAACTATGAGCTGTGGGTGCGCCCTGATGGGACAGTCGAGCCCCATGAGCACGCACACACCTCCTATCAGCTCTCCATTCTGGACGTGAACTACGACCCGCACGCCTCCTGCCCGATGTTCACCAAGGCTCTCACTGAGATTTTCGGCAACGCCAAAGATCCTGATGGCCTGGTGCGCCACTGGTTCGAGATTATGGGACACATTATCCAGATGGAGCGCGACCAGGCCATGTGGTTGCTGTTGAAGGGGCAGGGGGAGAACGGCAAGACGAAGGTGGTTGAGACACTGATGAAGCTCCTTGGCCCAACCTCCACGGCTGTCATGCCCATTCAGCGCCTCGAAGAAGACCGCTTTGCCGTGGCCGGCCTCATCGGTAAAAAGATGGTGCTGGATGAGGACATGAACAAGAACGCCCACCTCCCTGATGGGGTGCTCAAGTCCATATCAGAGCGCAAGCAGATGGAGGCGGAATACAAGGGCCGCGATCGCTTCGCCTTCATCTGCCGCACGGTGCCCGTCATGCTCTCCAACCACTTCCCCAAGACCTCGGACCTATCGCACGGCATGATGCGCCGCGCCAACATCATCCCCTTCTCGCGCCAGTTCAAAGGCACGGAGGCGGACAAGGGCTTATTTCCCCGCATCCACGCCCAGGAGATGCCCGGCATTCTGAACGCCTCCCTGCTTGGCCTGCAACGCCTCCGCGCCCGTGGTCGCTTTGATCCTCCTGCTGATTGCCTGCGTGCGGTCGAGGTGTGGGCGAACCAGGTCAACCCGGTGAAGGCGTTCATTACGGATGTGCTGGAGCCGGCGCCAGGCTGTCGCCTGAAGTGGACAGACGTGTATAACCGCTTCAGGGAGTGGGCGCAGGAAGAGAACCTGCGGTTCGTGCCAGGGCGTAATACCACCAAGCGCGAATTCATGATGCTAGGTGTACGGTTTTTGTGGCAAGACGGTACGCACATGGTTGCTGATCTGGGACTGCGTGCGGCTGTCGATATGTCTGGCGATTTAGAAAGAGAACAACAAGACTTAATGTAAGGGAATTACACCCTACAAAGTGACTATATAGATGATTCACGTCCTATCTAGCGTATGTGGAAAAATTAAAAAAGCTGTAAGTTATTGATTTATTCAAAAATAAAAAATATATACATATGTATAGGTTGACCTCGAATCATCAATATCGTCACTTTGTAGGATAAATCAAATATGAGCAGGCAAAGCAAAAAGAATGTCAGCGTGTTGTTTAAAGAATTAGAGGTAAATCAGTCTATTACCGAAGAAGGAGGTGCTGGGATGGTTTATCATTTGCGCAAATATATTGTGCGTTTTCAGCACAAAACAGGCCGGAAATTCACAACTGTCACCATCAAGGATGACCCTGATTTATACCTGTCTCCTGTGGTTGGCGTGATAATTACCAGAACAAAATGAAGTACATAGGCATAGACCCCGGACAGCGTGGGGCTATTTGCGTGCTGAATCAAGATGGCGCTGTCACAACTCTCATGGATCTTCCCAATACGGCGCAGGGCATAGTGAAAGTACTGCGAGAAGCCACACAGGAGGCTCAGGGCTTAACGATGTATGCTCAGGACGTAGCTGTATGTGTAGAACGTGTCGGAAGTCGTCCTACGGACGGCCTACGCGGTTTGGCGACGTTTATGAATGGCGCAGGGATTATTGAGGGAGCATGTACAGCATTAGGGTTTACTGTTGGGTTGCCCTGGCCTCAGACGTGGAAGCGTGCGTTTGGTTTGGTGGGGCGCAGGAAAGAGGGCTCGATGAAGGCGGCGCAGGGTTTAGCGCCTGATGTGACATTCCGTAGACATGATGAGGCGGAGGCGTACCTTTTGGCACGGTTTGCATACCTACAAGGGGGGAGATGGGCGCAGGTGTGCGCAGAATTGAAGGGAGAAAAGGGCGCAGGGCTTACTGGCGGCAAGACAAAAAAACCCCGCCGGGCTCCCTCTGGTAATGCGCTGAGGAAGGGGCGGGGAAAGTGCCATGCTACACAAAGGGTTGAGGCGCCAGGGGATACCGGCATCCTTATCGTTTCAGAAGGATAGCAGTTTACGCGCCCCCCGTGGCTTTGGCGATGGCGGCGGTTGCGTTGTTTGCCAGGCACAATAACTGTGCGTTTATCTCTGGCGTAAAGTCGTCAAAGTTTTCCGCGTGCCACGCGACAAAGTTTTCCAGCGCCGCCAGCAGATCAGGCGCCGCGGCGATGAGGCGGGCGTTGGCTTTCATCTCGTCCGTCATTTCATCGCTCATATCCGGCAACAAATCGCAGACAAGCACCGCGTCATCGTTTATTGGCGGGCCGTATATCATGCCGTTTCCATCGTGTTCCCACGGCCCCGGCGTGTGTTGTGCTGTTTTAGTGTGTGACATGATGTTTTGACCTCCTGAGAGGCCCCCAGGCAGATGATCTGCTATGGGGGCGCTAGGTTGATAAGGGGTGTTTTAGTCGGCCTGCCTCTTACAAAAAATATTGTCCTTCATCATGCGCTGATACATCGAGCGCAGATAGTTTTGGCGCAAGCGCCGCGCGCGTCTGACGTGCGCCAGGTTGATGAGGATGGCGATGAGAAGTAACAGCAAGCCTATGAGGGCTACGGAGTCGGGGTGCATCATGGCACGGGGTATCCTTATTGTTTGACGCCAAGTTGGCGCCCTGCTGCCCTCTCATGCGGACAAGGGCAGAGGGGCGAGACTCAGCGCTCCTCCTGTAATCCCGTCAATTCAATAATGGGATAGCGATCCGGTTGCGCGTCGGTTTCCCATTCCGTTAAATCATTGATGGCCTTCCATGCCGCGCGGCATTGATTGATTTGAATGGCGATGGCCGCCAGCGTCTTAGAATCTTTTAAGAGATTTTGCCGGCGCACGTTACGCTCTTTTGCAGCACTACCGTGGCAACAGTCGCCATGCTCAAAACCGGCCGCGTTGATTGCACCAGACCATGAACCATTATATTTTGGTTCACTTGGTATCGAGTCATGCGCAAGATAAATCACAAGCCTGTCTGAGTGCGTCGGCCACGGTGTTGATTTGCCCCAAATATAAATTTGGTGCATGCCGTATTCCGCGGAGTAGTAGACGACAGGAGTATCATCTCCGGGGTAAAGCTTTTCCTTGAGTTGTGTTGCGAGCCGTTTATTCAGTTTCTTTCCTTCCCACTTCTCGCGGATCAATTGCGCTAGGCAATCATGTACAGCGATATGCGCCAATTCAGAATCATGGCGCGCTTGCACGATGTCTCGAATGGTTTTGGGGGTTACTTTGTCTTGTGTGTTTGTCATGGCACGTTGTCCTCTTTATCAGTTGAATGGTGTTAGACGTTTTCGACGTTGGGGGCGTAAGAAGGCGCGCTATACCCGCGCCGGCATAATCACGCCAACCGCGCCTTCGATATTGCCGGTTACTTTCACGGCATCCAGTGGGCCAGTAATATGCAATTTCAGATTGTGCGAATATTTGAGGGTTTGATCGTTAACCGCTTCCGCCAGCCTGAGAAGCAAAGAGGCATCTAGCGCAATCTCCACCGTGTACTTCGTGCGATTCGGCACTATCCGATCAACGTCCGGATATTTATTGTCCATGCCGTCACGCGGGAAGGTTGCGCCGTTGTCCAGAGACAAAACGCCGTTGGCTTTTATGCTGCTCGACTTCGTTTTCCTTGCCTGTTTTAAAACTTCAATAGAGATGGGGCCGGATACGTCGCCATCATCTAATTCAACCGGCACGATGGCGCAGATATGCCCATCGGTTGAAACGATGCGGCGCTTTTCAACGTCTAGCCATGCGTCCAGTAGATAATAAGGAACGTCTTTTTTCGCGGCGGCGCTTTCTATTTTGCTGTTGGGTGTTTTCATGGCATTGGTTCCTGTTGTGTGTGTGGGTGTGTGTTGGGAAAAAATTATTCCTGATTTGCGACGGTCAATAAAACAGCCGCCTGTTCCGTCATGTCATTGGCGAGGCGCAAAGATGTGGCTGCGTTATTTGGTTCTAATTCAATCAGCGTTTGCGCCTCCACCAGGTATTGCGAGGCGAGGCGGATTAAGGCGAGGATGTCGGTATTTGTGAGGTTGATTTGCATGGCGCTAGCTCCTTTCTGTGTGTTGATTGATTGGTGAAACTGTAGCACATCATCCGACAATGTGTAGTAAGGAGTCAAGTTATTTTCATCATCAGGAGACAAATGGTAGAGTGCCAGGCATGGCAAATTCCCTTACTGATCGGCGCAGAACCTTTATTGAAAAGTATGTGAGTGGTCACTCACAAACGGAATCAGCGAAACTTGCAGGCTTTGCCGACCCAAAAGGGGAGGGATACCGTCTCATGCAGGAACCGGCTGTTCAGGCCGCAATCCAGGCGGAGCTTGTCAAGCGCGTACAGACTGAAGGCCAGGCGATAGCTTTTAACTTTCTAATCAATACGATAGTGAACGAAAAGGCGCCGTGGTCGGCGCGCACTGAGTGCGCCCGGATCGTGTCGAACAAGGGCCCGCTCTCTGATATGGCGCTAAAGGCCGCCTATCAGCCGGCAGACAAGCCCATGAATGAAATGAGCTTATCCGAGCTGGAGGCATTCATTAAGGGCGGCCAGGCCGCACTTGAGAAAGCACGCGAGCAACGCGCACTCCCGGCTGAGTTTGTAGACGTTACCGCGCAACAATCAACAGACGTTGACCCCAAGTAGCTGATTCATTAGGTGGGCGCACAATCTAGCGCAGGTTGTGCGCTAGCTTCGGTATCCGGTCCATGGCATGGCTTGCGCGTAGATCGGCAAGGCGCCCCCGGCCCTTACCCCGAACGCAATTCGCGCAAAGGTCACTCGACCCCGAAACCAAATTGGGCGCTTCCAGACTTTTCCCTACATTTTGTCGTAAATTGTTGAACGTGCCTATGTCTTTCAACAACAATTCTGAGCGTGGACATTATCTCGCCCAAAGACGCCAAGGCCGCTGGCCTGAAAAAATATTTCACAGGTAAGCCATGTAAATACGGACATGTTACAGAGCGCCGTTTATACCAGGGGTCGTGCCTGGAATGCGCTCGCTCAAAAACGCGCATCTATGCCGCCGCCAATGTCGAAAAAGCGCGCATCAGACATCGCGCATGGAGAGCCGTAAATTTCAAAAAAGTGAATGCTTTGCACGCATGCCGTCGCGCCAGCAAACTCAACGCCACCCCATCATGGGCAAACCAAGAAGCGATATTAGCGATATATGCAGAATCAACGCGCCTCTCTCAAGAAACTGGCATTCTTCATCACGTTGATCATGTCGTCCCGCTGAAACATCCATACGTTTGCGGCCTGCACGTTGAATTTAACTTACGTCCCATCCCGGCAACGGACAATCTCAAAAAAAGCAACCGTCTTCTAAGTTGTTGAAAATCTTCCTGCGTCCCGCCACTCTCCGCCTCACCGGAGGCTCGCGCGCATATGAACACTGTTCTCATCGTCTTAATGTGCTACTTGCATCAGCCCGTAGCAATCTTCTCCAACAACGGCGAGACGGCGAGCCTCTACCCATACAAAAACGCGCCACTGAGCGCCCCAGCAAGAGAAGCCGGCCACGAACTATGCGTAGCGGATGATCCGGATCTGCCGAAGAATTTTGAGATTTGGCATTTGGAAAAATTAAACGGACACAACTGGACTCGAAAATAACTATGTGCCTTCCTAACGGCAGACAGCCAACCAATGAAGACCGCGTGCGCGTATTGGGTCCAGGCATGGCAGGGCGGGCGGGCGCGCAAGTGAATAATCACCCTGCTTATCTGCGCTACGCCGCAGAAGCTCAGGCCAACGGCGAAGCTGCGATGAGCCCGGAAGAATGGGCGCGCATGAATTCCCAGCAAGTGAGACGTTAAAATGAATATTTCCCTCTCTGATGTGCTCTCTTTGCTTCCATTTCTGGACTCCGCATGGGGCGCTATATTGAGCGTTCTGATGTGGGCCGTACACAACCCCGCCAAGTTCATCCTCGGTGACATCGTTTTTACCTGGGCCTTTTATCTGGCTATGTGCTCTCTCAAGCGCGCACATACCGCCAACCAAATACCGAAATTTCTGAAACCTTTGGCCTACGTCCTTCTCGCCGGTTTTCTTGTGGCCGACTGTGTTTTTAATCTGATTGTGGGCACCATCGTTTTTCTTCAGTTCCCGCGCCAATGGCTTTTCACCGAGCGCTGTAAAGCAAATCAGTCCCGATGGGACTGGCGACGCGATGCCGCGAATTGGTGGTGTGCCAATTGGTTGAATCCGTTTGATCCGTCCGGCAGGCATTGTTAAGAGGTTTATTTATGGCACAGCCCACCAACTACAACAAAACCCGTAACTTCACGGATTGGCAAGCATCGAATCCCAATACTGTCTTCACTGGCGCCGACATGGACCAGGAGTTTGACGATATCGAGACGACTCTGGACGAGACGCTGACAAATCTTGCGCTGATTCAGCGCGATGACGGGGCGTTAAGAAATGAGTCGGTGCATCCGGATGCCTTCAATGCGGCGTCTTTGGCACTCATCGCGTCTGATTGGACGCCGCGCGGAGCTTGGGTGACGGCGACAGCGTATGTGGTAGGTGATTTAGTGGAAGAAAGTGACGCCTCGTATGTGTGCTCTGTGGCGCACACGTCAGGAACTTTTGCGACGGATCACACGGCGGAGAAGTGGGTGGTGCTGTCTCAGTTTTTAACGGTAGGCGTTGATGTGCAGGCGTATGATGCCGAACTTGCCGCCCTGGCCGGCCTGACGAGCGCCGCGAACAAACTTCCGTATTTCACCGGTTCTGGGACGGCGGCGCTGGCGGATTTGAGTGCGGCTGGTCGCGCCTTGATTGATGATGCTGACGCGGCGGCGCAGCTTGTGACCCTGGGCGCCTTGGCGAGCGATATTTCGACTCTCACTGCTGAATCCGCGCCTGATGTCGCCGATTTGCTGGTATTGCGCGATGTCAGCGCTGGTTCGACCGACAAGATCACGCTGCAAAATTTGCTCAAGGTCATTAACACGCTAACGGCTGACGGATCTCCGGATCACACGGCGGATTACGTTTCGACCTATGATGCCGACGCCGGAGCAGCTAAAAAAGTGCTTTTGCAGAATTTACAGGCGGCGGCGTCTGAAACGGTGGCCGGAAAAGTGGAGCTGGCAACGGTTGCGGAGGCGCAGACAGGCACGGACACCTCTCGCGCTGTGACCCCAGCCGGGGTGGCAGGTAGATCGGTTCTGGGCACTGTCGCCAACACCACCTCAGGCACGACGCATGACTGGTCGGTAGCTGCGGGTGCCACAGAGATTGATGTCATGTTGAGCGGCGTAATGAAAAACGGTACTTCCAATCTGTTAATTCAGTTACTGGTTGGAGGTTCGCCCGAAACCAGTAATTATAAGGGAACGGCTGGATATTTTGTAAGCGACGCTGCGGCTGCTACTAGCGGCATGACATCGGGTTTCATGATTTCCGCCAACACCGCTTCCACGCATGAATTTAATGGAATTGTGACTTTGAGACTGTTGGATTCATCCACGAACACCTGGGCCATGAAATCGGACCTTGGGTTGGGAAACACCAATCTCATAAACATTTCCGGCGGCTCGAAGTCTCTTGCCGGGGCCGTGAGTGGGGTTCGACTGACCAGCGTATCAGCCGATACATTCACCGCTGGTAAAGCCAACACGCGCTACAAATTTTAATTAAATCAGACAAATCCGCCAAGTCAGCACGATGAGCGAAGCAGATGTGCAGCAGAAAGAAATCATCAATTGAAAGTGTGGTTTCAAATAACACAAAATGAAAAAAACAACCTCCAATGAAGAAGACAGCATTTCTGTTTTAGAAGCCCAGCTCCGCGCCGCCCAACGCCTCGCGGCGGTGATGAAGGCGCGATCGTCTTTATTAGATTACGTCTGTCTGACGATGCCCGACCCAGACCGCCCCGAAGATCCTACCGCGACGCGTTACGAAATCACTCCCCAGGCAAGATTGCTGTGCGAAGTGCTGGAGAAAGTAGAGAAGGGGGAGTTGTTGCGCGTCTGTGTGAGCATTGGCCCGCAGCTCGGCAAATCACAATTAATTTCGCGCGCGTTCCCGTCCTGGTTCATGGGGAAAAATCCCTATAAGCACCTGATGCTCGGAACGTATTCACAAGATTTCGCGAATGATTTTGGTGGCGAGGTGCGCGAGCTGATGACCGCCCCATTTTACAAGCAGGTATTCCCCGGCGTGGGGTTCAGGAAAGGCTCGCTGGCGAAGGACGTGATGATCACGTCAAAGAGCGGGCGCATGAATTTCCTGGGGCGCGGTGGCGCGGCCTCTGGCAAACCCGCCGACGTGATGATCATTGACGATCCGCTGAAGGATGACCAGGAGGCGCAATCCTCCACTATTCGCAAAGGTCTGTGGAGCTGGTTCAACAAGGTCATGCTCACGCGCTGTCACAAGTTCACGCCCATAGTGATCGTCCACACGCGCTGGCATGAAGATGACCTGATCGGACATCTGGTTGACCCGGCCCACCCTGAGTATGACGAAAAAATAGCGAAGGACTGGACGTACATCAATCTGCCGGTCATTGTGAAGGACAAAAAGTTGGCGGATGCGTTGGGCCTCACACTTGAGGTACAAACTGATCCGGATGTCGTGGAGCAGTTTGGAGACAAACCCATCGCGACGCTATGGCCCGAGAGAAAATCTCTGAAGTTTCTCGCCGCTGCCCGCCGTCTGGACCGTAGAGGATTTGAGTCTCTGTACGAAGGCAACCCCTCCCCTGATGACGGTGACTACTTTAAGCGCGACGATTTGGTGGGCTATCAGCCTGCTGATCTGCCTAAGCACCTGATGATGTACGGGGCCTCCGACCATGCGCTGACCACGAAGGAAGAAAACGACGCCAACTGTCTCGGTGCTTTTGGCGTGGATGACCAGGGCGAAGTCTGGATCATGCCGGATCTGTATTGGGAAAGGTCGGAGACTGATGAGACGCTGGACGCCATTTTGCAACGCATGAAGCATCATAAATGCCTGGTGTGGTTTGCTGAAGACGAACACATCAATAAGGCGCTCGGGCCGTTCCGGCGCCAGAAGCAGCGCGAAGAACATATTCATACGGCTGTGCTGGGGATATCGCCTGGCCGGCGTGATTTGAAGCTGCGTGCCAGATCGGCGCAAGGAATGACACAGCTACGTAAGATACATTTTCCTAAATGGACTTCATGGTGGGCTGAAGCAGAAAACGAAATGCTGAAATTTCCAAGCTCTACCCACGATGACTTTGTTTCGTTTCTCGCCCTAATCGGGCTTGGTCTGGATAGCCAAACTATGGCAATTGTTCCCAAACCCAAAGGGAATGTTTACCCTATCGGCAGTTTTGGGTGGATCAAGGCGCGAGCGAAGCGCGACGCAGATAGAGAAAAAATGATAAAGGCCACGGCGGGAATGTGATGAAAGAGCTTACGCAACAGAGACTGAAAGAGCTTTTATGTTACGACCCTGATACGGGAATTTTCACCAATAGGATCACGCGCGGCAATCGGGCGATATCTGGCCGCGTGGCAGGCAGCGACGATAATAATGGATATAGGCAAATTTCACTTGATTACAAAATGTATTTTGCGCATCGCCTAGCGTGGTTATATATATTTGGTCATTCTCCAAAAGGAGAAATCGACCACATTAACGGAATCAAGTCTGACAACAGAATCGTCAACTTGCGTGAAGCGTCAATTGCTGTGAATCGTCAAAATTTAAGGAAGGCGCGCAGAGATAGCGCTTCTGGTCTACTTGGAGCAAGCTGGAATAAAGCAGCCAACAAATGGGTGGCAATGATTTGCTTTAAAGGAAAATCCAAATTTATAGGCCGCTTCGACACTAAGGAAGATGCGCATATTGCATACGTTGACGCCAAGCGCCGTCTTCACGAAGGATGCACGATATGACAGACGTATATAACAACGAACCAACCGATATCCCGATGCCGATGGGCGGCGAGCCATCTTCTGCTGCCCAAAATGCTGAAGACGTAGAAAAAGAGGCGACAGCACAGCGCCAGGCTCTCGTCAAAGACATCCTGCAAAAAATTCATAACGCCAAGACGTTCTACGACAAGGCGTTCAAGCGCATGCGCGATGATATGAAGTTTGCCGCCGGCAAGCAGTGGCCGGACCAGACTTCCAATGATGACCGCTATGTCGCCAACGTCGTTCTGTCGCATGTGCAGAATCGCGTCTCTTCTCTCTATGCGAAGAATCCGCGCGCCGTGGCAAAGCGGCGCCCCACCCTGGACTATCAGATTTGGGACGGCAAGCCCGAGACGCTGATGCAGGCGATGCAGACGATGCAGATTGCGCAGCAGGCGCTTGCTGTATCTGAG